AAGGCCTCATACTGTCCTACAAGGAAAGTCTGAAAAAAAATATGTGTTGGGGATTGACCCTAACTTGAGCGATAGCCCAAGCGCCGATTACTTTGCGATAGCTGTTATGGAAATTGATGAAGACACGGGGCATGGGACCTTGGTCCATAGCTATCAGGGGCTCGGCAGTTTAAGTAAACATGTAAAATATTTAACTTATTTGTTGGATATGTTTAATGTTGTATTTATATGCATTGATAATGCGGGAGCTGATGTTTTCGTTGATACCTGCAATGAGTCCGCGGAGTTTAAAAGATTAGGCTTTAATCTTAAAGATCTGGACTTCAAGACAGATAAGGAGGGCGAGGATTATGTTAAAATGATTAGGGACGCGAAACTCCAATACAATCTAGAAGATAAAAGGATAGTCTTCAAGCAGGTATTCACAAGCAACTTCATTAGGCGAGGGAATGAGCATCTTCAGGCCTGCATCGATTATAAAAAAGTTTGGTTTGCGTCTAGAACTGCGGCAAATGAAAGCTTTTTCGATGAAGTCATAAACACAAAGCTCCCAAGGAAATTAATCTTCATCGACGATAAGAGTGAGTGGACAACGTTAGATCTAATAGACCATCAAGATGATCTAATATTCCAAACAAAGAAACAGTGCACGTTGGTTGAGTTTACCACAACTGCCCGAGGATCACAAAATTTTGATCTCCCGTTGCATCTCAGAAAATCGAGTTCTCCTAATAAGGCTAGAAAGGATAATTACTCCGCATTCATGTTGGGAAACTGGGGAATAAAATGTTATAATGACATAATGAATCAAGAGGTGGAGACCCTTTCGCATACTTTTGATCCCGTGATGATTTATTAAAGTGTAATTTAATTTGGTTTATGTCGAGTAATATTAAAACTAGTCAGTTAGATTTAGTAGGGCTGTCTGGTCACATTGTCGACGTGGCGGCAACTGGAACTTATTACCCCTTAACCAAGACCTCTTGGTCAAACGCTAACCCTTCTGGTTTTCTGACTACTGAAGATGGATCTTGGCAAGTCCATAGTGGCCATATAACTAACTTTACCACAGGGGTAAGTGGGGAGTTAAGTGGAAGGCTGGCGACTACTGGAGACTCTTTAGCGTCCGACATTAACTCTTTTTCTGGTACGTTTGAATACTCAGGAGCATCAATAAGCGGAACATTCAGAACTGAGGTAGATTCCGTAACGAATGCTTTCACTTCCACTAGCGGGCACTTTATCCAATCTGGTTCTTGGTACCATACTGGTTCTAGCATATTTCCTGACCCAACTGGCCTTGGAGGAGGAGGAATAACGTTAACGGGAGCCTTGGCTTACGCAGCTTCAGGAGTTGATAAGGGCTTGCATAGATTATTCCTTGCGAGAAGTGGCGAATGGATTGGCGTAGTTACCGATCATGATCTTTCAACTGGTATAAACTCTGCAAGCGGAGATATAAATACTAGACTCAAAAGCACTGGTGACGCACTAAATACAGAAGTTAACCAGATTTCAAACCTTGATAAAACATTCGCTGGGGACAAAACCTTCAGTAACAAAATAGTAGTCAAAGATAAAATAAACCTTTCTGCTATCGATTTGAATCTCAATGTTGATGATAGCGTTTCTTTTGATAAGTCGGATGGCTCTGTATTGACGCTAGGACAATCTTATACTTCTGAGCATGGAAGATGCGTCCTCTCGGCTACTGATGCCGCGGGATTACCTTTATTTGAGGTTTATGAAGATGACGTTATTATAATTGGCCGGTACTCCAAGAACACAGTGGTTGTTAGTGGGGAATCAGTAATAGTAGACTTACCTAGCCACACTAAAGAGACTACTGGCACGCTATCCCGGGGAACACTTTTTAGAAGTGGAGATTACGTAAGAACAGTGTAAAAAGATAAAGACTATATTGAATGAATAGTGTATCTATTCGTAGTATATAGAAGCTATGGCTGTAAAACGAAAAGATTTATCCTCTATAACCCCCGTTATGGCCAGCTTTGGCTCTGATGTCGATCATATTTCCTTGGCAACTCATGACGCGGGAAGCATGACTACTAGGAGCAGAAGGAATGCTGCAGTCAATATAGATAGAACTAACAGGTTTGATAATATCGACAAAGGTCTGATTCCCTTCAAGTTTTCAGGAAGTTACGAGAATAGAAGCTCTCTTAATATAAGGGACGCCGTTATCCTTTGTCAAAAAGCTTATTATAATTTTTCAATCTTTAGGCATACTATTGATTTAATGACTGAGTTCTCCGGGACCAAGTTGTTCTATACAGGGGGAACAAAGAAGGGGAAGGAGTTTATTGAAGCTTTTTTTAATAAGGTTGGAGTTAAGAGGCTTATTGATCAGTTCTTTAGGGAGTATTATAGATCAGGAAATGTTTTCATACATAGATTTAATTCAAAGCTATTAAGAGAAGACTTTTTAAAAATTAGCAAGACTTACGGGGCTGAGAACCTCCAAGGCTTAACGGATGAATTTGAAGCGATCGTTCCATCTAGGTATACGATCCTTAACCCAGCAGATATCCAAATGAATGGAAACATTTCTTTTTCGGCTGGGGTTTACCATAAGGTATTAACGGATTATGAATTAGAAAGACTCAAGCATCCGCAAACAGAAGAAGATCAGGAGGTTTATGATGGTTTGGATCCAAGCATAAAGAAAAAGCTTAAGAAATCTACAACTCAATTAACTATCCCTCTTGATCCAGATAAAATCACTGCCGTCTTTTACAAAAAGCAAGATTATGAACCTTTTGCTGTTCCAATGGGATACCCTGTTCTTGAAGATATAAATTGGAAAGCTGAGATGAAAAAGATGGATATGGCAATAACCAGAACCACTCAGCAAGCTATCCTTCTCATAACAATGGGATCTGAGTTGAAGAACGGAAATGTAAATGTTAATCAAAAAGCTATAGACATGATGCAGAAACTTTTTGAGAATCAATCCGTTGGGAAGGTTCTTGTTTCAGACTATACTACCAATGCTGAGTTTGTGGTTCCTGATATTTCCTCCATACTTGATCCCAAAAAATATGAAGTGGTAAATAGTGATATTCAACTTGGATTAAACAACATTCTCCTCAGCGGAGACGAGAAATTTGCAAACATGCAAATCAAGACTCAAGTTTTTGTTGAAAGACTTAAGCAAGCTAGAGACGCTTTCTTGACAGACTTTTTAGTTCCTGAGATTAAGAAGGTTTGCGGGACCTTAGGGTTAAGGAAGCCGTATCCCATACCGCATTTCGAGGATGTCGAGCTTAAGGACCAAGCGATATACTCTAGAATATATACCAGACTGCTTGAGCTTGGAATACTTACCGCAGAGGAAGGCGTTGATGCAATCAGTACTGGAAGGTTACCCACTTCAGAAGAGTCTCGAGAATCTCAAGAAGAGTTCAAGAAGCTCAAGGGTAAAGGTTTTTACGAACCAATTATGGGTGGTCCAGCTACCCAAAAAGACCTCAGCTCTGAAAAAATTGTATCTCAAGAAAAAATAGCCGATCAAAATATGAAGGTTAAGGTGTCTGATGGACCTGCGACTAATGGACCTGCGATTAATGGAAAACCAAAGGGAGCTAATAAGTCTCAAGTTGGAAGACCTGCAGGAACTCCAAGCCCGAAGACCTCAAATAGAGTAGGCCCAATAGGTGCCAGTTATAGCTTAAGCAAGGTTAAGGAAAATATTTTACTCTCCCAAGATCTAACGATGGAAGTTGAATCAAAACTGAGAAAAACTCATAATAAGAGAAAGCTCGGCAAGCAGCAGAAAGAGATAGCGGCAAGCATAGCGGAAATCATAATTGCCAATGAAGACTCTCAGGATTGGATGAAGAGTGTAGATAAATATATAGCTAAGCCTATGGATACAAATCAAGCCAGAACAACTGAAATTCAAAGAATAGCTTACGAACATCAGGTTGACGATTTTTTGGCTAGTATTCTGTATAGTAGTAAGATTTAATTTCACAAACGCGCAAAATAGGTTTAATAATTCATAGAAATTAGATAAGGATTCAAAGACATGCCTAATTATAAAACTAACTTATGGACAGGAACCGATGGGCTAAAGCTTACAGGAGTTTTTCCTAATTGTACAGCCGGTGCGTCTTCGATCGAGTTTGACGCTAATGATATGGGCGATGGTGGTTTACACGGCCTTACCGCAGCAAGTGAAGGACGAGATGATAGCCGAAGATTTCTTTGGGGGGTTTTAGAGCAGTTTTACACAGCTTACACAGGTGGTAGGAACAACCTAATTCCAGCAGGCGCAGGAGCTTCTACTGAAGCCTCGTACAATACATCAGCAAATGCAACGGGTTCGGGATCAGGTAAGACAACCAAGATGACAGTTTCAAAATCATCGCTTAGTCTTATTGATGAGGACACTGCGAAAACCACATACACTATTGTGTTTAATTATGCTGTCGGTACCCCGGGTGGGGATACTTTAGAAGTAGAAGCCGAATAAGAATTTTTAAAATAAGGAGAATATAACAATATGCCATTAACAAACGCTTGGAACAAAGGAACTTTAGGTAAGGGCAGCTCAAGGCTAACGGGGATCTTTCCTAACGCCTTCATGATAGGAGGTAAGCTGACGGATAATAGTCCAACAATCGCCTCCACTGTTACTAATGATAGTGGAGTATTTATTCCGTTTTCAGATCTGACCGGCGTAT